AATTGGTGGATTGTATGCAGGAACTCAGGCAATGAAAGCAACTATGGGTTTCTTAGGTAAACAAGGAACTGTAGCAGGTGATATAGATACTTCATCCTTTAATCCAAACATAAGTGTTAAACCAGAATATACACAGACCACTGCAGGTGGTACACAGATTACTGATCCAAAGGTAAGAGATATTAGACAACAAGAACTTAGTAGATTCGTAAAAGATGTGAAGGATGACTTTACTAGTCAGGATAGAACACTTCAACAAGGTATGAAAGTAGCTGGAGATAGATTACAACGCATTCAAACTGCATCAGGAGAACAAGATCAGATTCTTGTAAATCCCGGAGATTCAACTAAAAATATTCCACCTACCTATAAACCAAAGATGTCTCAACAGGGTAAACCATATAACGAATATAGACTTGGAATTAAATCTGAACAAGACCCAGCTAAGAGAGCAATCTTACAAGATGCTTTAGGTCAGGCAAAGCAGGAGAGTCAAAGAAGATTAAAAGCTGGAATAGAAGATATGAAGAAGAATATAACTACAGGACAAAGAATAGAATCTTTCTTAGGAGGTAGTCAGTACAGACCTTACATTGCTGGAGCTGTAGGTGTAGCTGCAGCATTAGGTACAGGATATGCAATTAAGAAAACAGCACAGAAGATAAATGAAAGAAGAGTTAAGAAACAAGATCCTGTAGAATACTTAAAGTATAAACATGGTGACTTTGCCAGTGCAAAGAAAGCTTTGAATCAACCAAAAGCTAAAGGTTACCAAGATTTAGTCCCTTACGTTAAATAGAATTATGAATATTCCAGGCAGCGGTATATTTTCAGGAGCAGGAGCTATCGGAGGAGCTGGTATTCAACAGAACCCTGATTATGGACAACCTACAGATGGAAGTGTCAATCTAGGTGTTAATCCAATGAATAAACCAAGAAGAAATAGGTTTAGAGATGCAGTAGATGCAGCTAGTAAATTTAAAAGTACAACTGATTACAAAGCAAGAAAAGAAGCTAAAGAGAAAGAAGCTGCACAAAGACAGACAATGAAAATAGCTGATGATATATCTGTGATGGAAGGATACACAGATCCTGGATTTACCCTTCAAGGACAAGAAGGAACTAGAGGAAGAATATTAGGAGGCATCGGATCTGCTGTTGGAGGATTCATTGGTGGACCTGTCGGTGGTCAAGTTGGTGGAATGATTGGTAGCTCTTTTGGGTAACCAAAGCTTACTACCGATAAAATATTAATTAAGTAAACAACAAGTCTTTTTAAAAATGTTTGGTTTCGGAAACAGAAAAGCTGGTGACAACAAAAATATCTTCGTAGATGCTTATGGAGTTGTTAGAACAGTTCCAGGTCTACCAGGTAGTGATTTATCTGGATTAAAGTTAGATACTACAGGTGGGGCGACTCCTCAGCTTATTGACTACAACAGAGGTCAAATGTTATTAGCTCCAGGTAGCTTTGAACAGTCACAACGTGTATTAGGGCTACAACAAGCAGCAGATGAACGTGCTAAGTTAGCTAGATTATCTGAAGATGACTACAAATTCCTAAGTCAAGTAGAGAAAGATAGATTACAGAGAACAGCACAGATTGTAGATGCACGTCAGAGAATTGCAACAAGAGGTGCTCTAATACAGCAGGGTCAACTTGGTAATCAGCAATTAGCACAACAGTCAGGACAGAACAGAGGGCAGGTCATGGGACAGGCTCCAACATTAAGCTAATTAATTATGTTTGGAAAAGAGTTCCAAAAACAGAGAGAAGTCTCAGGTAGGAGCAGGGTTAATCAAGCCCTGTTCAATCTTGGTAAGTTTATAAATAGAAGAAGAGGTAGTGATAATGTCAGAGATATGGCAGCATATAATCCTGATACTCGTGTAACAGTAACAGGTTCTTTGCCTTCTAATTATAAATCTACAGAAGCAGAGCAGTTTAGAAAGGCAGATATGTTTAACAGAAAACAAAAAGATAGAGATGATTTAGGAACAGGTGTAACTGGTATAAATTTAGAACCAACTAGCAATAGAAATGTAGTTCAATATGGTCCAGGTAGAAGAGCAGGAGATTTCTTAGAAAGATTTGCAGGTCAACGATTCGAGCAAAATCAATTACTTGGCTACAACCAAGCTTTAGCAGGACAGGAAGCAGCATTTGCAGCTGAAAGAAATCGTCAGAACCTAGAAACTACTCTTGCTTTTGATAGAGATTCACCTACCAAACAACAAGAGAGACAACTAAGAGCAAAGCAAGGAGAAGCTTTACTTGCTGAAGCAGTTGCAAAACAGGCATCAGCTGCTGCTGATATAGGAGGACTTGGTACCGCCAGAAGATTTGGTGGTAGATAAGTATTCTTGCACTAAAATTAAATTAAGACTTTAATTATTTGTTGATATGGGCGGAAGACCACCAGCACCACGAGTTGAATATATCCCTGCTCCACCACCTCCAGTTACTGTGGCTACACCAACACAGTCTCTTAGAACTCAAGTTGAGTTAACAAAGATATCAGGTGAGCAGAATAGATTGAATATGGAAACTGGTGCAGAACTAGATCGTATTAATGAAGAGTTTTACACTGGTCAGGATCTAAGAAGATACAGAGCCAGAGGTGCTGAAGAACGTCTTCTAAAAGAAACTGAAGGAGAACAGACTCGTGCAACCAGAGAGACTGAAGGTGCTCAGGAAAGATTGACAACTCAAACTAGAGGTCAAGAACAGAGAGCAGCTATCGGTAAGTCTGGAGAAGAAACTAGACAGACTGCCTTGCAACAGGAGCAGTTTAGACGCTATAAAGAGAATAGAGATTTCCAGCAGGCACAATCAGCATACAAATCATAACCGACTGGTTAGATACTTTATCTGATAAAGAAAGAGAAACATATCTAGCTTTTTGTAAGAAAACCAATTCTCCAATACAGATGTATCTTTATGCTCGTTTTTTAGGGTATAAAGGTTCTATAACTGATTGTGATCTTTGGGCTAAGAAAGAATTTAAAAAAAGAAACTTTAATACAATACTTGAAATAGAAATAGATTCTATGCAAGTGGATATATCAAAACTCAGAGAAGCTATAGATCTTGGAGTGGTAAAACAAGATATGGGAGCTGCTCGTATATCTATGCTTCAGAAAGAATTACGGGCACACATAAAACAACTTGCAGATGAAAAACATCTTACAGATAGACAAGGTTTAATATTAGCTGGTGCTGATAGAGCACTAAGAGAAATACTTTTAATTTTCAGAGATGATCCTATAGAAGGTCCACTACAGGAAGCATCAATGGGTGTATGGACAAAGATCCTTCAGGAAGAATCATAAGTCTTAACAGGTTAGTCTTAGTACATG